AATCACCGGCATATCTTCATCATCGCAAGAATTGAGCCCGCGCCGGGAAACCGGCGCGGGCTTGCATCGGACGCGAAGGGTCTTTCTAGTCTGAATGCGATGCCCGCTCCGGGATAGCCTTTTCAGCTGATGGAGGCGCCGATGACAGCGACAGGATGCGCGGCATGTCGTTTGGCGCTGGCTGGACTCTTGTGGCTTGATTTTTCCGGCCCTGCGCTCAGCAATGACAGTGACGACGGCGCATCGGCAAAGGCCGCGTCGACGCTGCCGAACATATACCTCGACCTCAGGACCAACTATGCGACCGTGCCCGCCAACACGCTCTCGATCGGCTTTAGCAATCCGTCGCTATCCACGGCGATCGCAACGCTGCAGACGCTCTCGATGCTGACGAATTTCCCGACGCTCCCACGGCTCCCTGGGGTTCCGACCCCGTCGTCACCATCAAGCCAGAGCTTCGGGTTCGATTTTCCGCTGACAGTCGATCTCAACGACCGCGTCTCCGTATATGGCGGCTTTAGTGCCAGCGCATCGCAAAGCGGCATGTCCGACTGGTCGACGCTCGCGGTCTCCAGCTGGAATCTAGGATTTCAAGCCGAAGTCTATCAGCAGAATGGCGGATCGATCCCGACGATCACGCTGCAGTCGACGGTTACGAGATCGGTACCGGATTCCCCGCTTGCAACGACGTCGCTCAACACCATCGTCGAGTTTGATTACGCGCTGAACGAGGACGAAACCAGGGGACTTCTCGCCGGCGTCCAGTACACCAGGGTTGATGTTGACTCGCCGCTGGCGACGGTCAATCCGAATACCATCGGCTATGTCGGTGGCTACTATCAGTGGGATAACAATTGGAAGTTCACCGGCCGCGTCGGCCTACAATCCTTCGGTGGCGCTCAGCTTCTGAACCTAACGCCGTTCCAGCCCTTTACCCAGCCCATCGTAAGGCTCGATCTGGACCGGATGGACGACAACGATAACCGCCTGCTTGGCGTGACGGCCCAGATCGCGTGGGTGCCGAAGCCGTCTTACCAGCTAACCCTGAGAACGCCGCTTTACGCGGTCAGAAATTAGAGTATCACCAAACGATTTGACACGTCGGGCAAATCAGGCGCATATCTTCATCATCGCAAAGATTGAGCCCGCGCCGGGAAACCGGCGTGGGCTTTTTGAATCGGGCGAAGGCTGCCGCCATATCTCCTTTGTGCCGCCGCAATTTCGCAGTCCCGTGCCCTGGGGTGTACTCAAGGGAACCGCGATGAAGAAACTACTTGTTGCTGCGCTGGTCGCAGCATCATTTATCTCGTTCGAGGCAAGAGCGCAAAATCGAGCCGGAGATGCCGCGTTGGGTGCGGTGTCAGGAGCGGTGGTGCTGGGACCCGTCGGCGCGGTGGCAGGTGCGGTGATTGGATATACGGCGGGGCCTGCGATCGCACATTCCTGGGGAGCGGGGCGGTCCGCACCGCGATCACGGGCGCGACGAGCGGCGCAATCGGATCCCGCAACGCGACGGCAAGCGGCCGCCGAGGTCAGTGCGTCGCCACCCGAAAAAACTCCGGAAGCCGTTGCCGATAAAAAGACCGCGCCACCGGTGCAGGGATTCGACTAAGCGAATTGCCGGCGACGAAAATCGGCGGTCGTTCCAAAAGAATTTGACACGTCGGGCAAATCACCGGCATATCTTCATCATCGCAAGAATTTTGGAGCCCGCGCCGGGAAACCGGCCGCGGGCTTTTTCAATTGGCACTTTCTGAATCGGACGGCAGCCGCATTGCGTGACGCTACATCCTCCCCATGCACTGCACAGCGTCGCAAGCGCGTTGTCGTCCGAACCTCTATTGGCATTAGCCGGCACGCGCGAACGTGCCGGCGCGCGGCGTGGCTACGTCCATGTCCGCGGCGGCCCCGCCGCGACGATCCGCCATGCGGATCGCGCCTGGAGGGATAGGGTTCGCGCCTGAAACGATCGCAAAGGCGATCTGCCGCACATTTTATTCGTATCGAGCGTCGTCATGCCAGGACGTGACAAGTTTTGCAAATGAGAGGTCGGCATGACCGCCTATCTGATATCGCTCGCCTTGGTCGGATTGGTCGCCATCGCGGTGTGGGAGGGGTTTTCGTGAGCGCAGAGATCATTCGATTCATTCGCGGCCCGAAGCACAATCGCGGCCAAACTGATTTCCCGACCATTGCATTTCGATCAGCGGTGCGGCCCAACGATCTGACCATGGATCATTCCGATACCGCGCCTTGCGAATATGTCTGGCCAGATCAGGGCGAAGCGCAAATTATAGATGCCTAAATCCAAGACGATCATCGAAATCCGTTCGCTGGCGCGCAGCCATACCAGGACCGCGCTCAACGTCCTGGTTGGCATCATGCGGTCAAAGGATGCGACGGCGGCGGCGCGGGTATCCGCGGCTAACGCCATCCTGGACCGGGGCTGGGGCAAGGCTACTCAGACAATCGAGACCGGCGACGATCGCCCTCTCGAACTTGTCCATAGAATCGAGCGCGTCATTGTCCATCCTGAAAATACCGACCGCAAAAATGTTTGAGCCGCTGCTGGCGTCCGGGCGTTACAAAGCTGCTCATGGCGGACGCGGCTCGGGAAAATCGCATTTTTTCGGCGAGTTTTTGGTGGAGACCTGCGAGGCCGAGCGTGGCACGTCGGCGGTTTGCATTCGCGAAGCGCAGCGCACGCTGGCGCAATCGAGCAAGCGGCTGATCGAAAGCAAGATCGCGGCGCTCGGTCTCGGTCATCAATTTAAAATATTCAACGACAAGATCGAGACACCCGGCGACGGCATCATCATCTTTCGCGGCATGCAGGATCATACGGCGGACTCGATAAAATCGCTGGAAGGTTTTCGGATTGCCTGGGTCGATGAGGCGCAGAATCTCAGCGCCCGCAGCCTGGCGCTGCTGCGCCCGACTATCCGCGCCGAAGGCTCCGAGCTGTGGGCCAGTTGGAATCCACGTCGCCGTTCCGACGCGATTGATGATTTCTTCCGTACCAAAAAGCCTGCGGGCGCGATCGTCGTCAACGCCAACTGGCGCGACAATCCCTGGTTTCCTTCGGTGCTGGAAGACGAGCGCAAGACGGACCTTTTGCTTTATCCCGATCGTTACGACCACATTTGGGAGGGCGATTACGTGCGCGCATTCGAAGGCGCTTACTTCGCGCAGATGCTGTCCGAGGCGCGGGCGCAGGGACGTATCGGGAAAGTTGCCGCCGATCCATTATTGCCGCTACGCGCCTTCATCGACATCGGCGGCTCAGGTGCTACGGCCGACGCCTTTACCATCTGGATCGTGCAGTGGGTCGGCAGTGAAATCCGCGTGCTGGATTATTATGAGTCGGTCGGTCAGGTGCTGGCTTTTCATGTCAACTGGCTGCGCACGCGCGGCTATGCCCAGGCGATCCTTTGTCTGCCGCACGACGGCGTCAACGAAAACAACATCACCGGCAAGCGTTACGAAGACCATCTTCGCGAGGCTGGCTTTAACGTCGAGCCGCCGGTGAAAAACCAGGGCAAGGGCGCGGCGATGATGCGGATCGAAGCGCTGCGGCGCTTGGGACCGCAGATCTGGTGGAATGAAGCAACGACGGAGCCGGGCAGGGATGCGATCGGCTTCCATCACGAGCGCAAGGATGACGCACGCAATGTCGGCCTTGGTCCGGAGCACGATTGGTCGAGCCATGCGGCTGACGCGCTCGGCCTGATGGCGATTTGTTACCAGGAGCCGGGGCGGGCGGGAGGCTTCAACCGGGTGATCAAGTATCGCGAGCAGGGGTGGGTGTGAGGAGTGAATCTGCCTTGTTAGAGAACAAGACCGAGGCCGCCCGGCTGTCCGATCAGCTGCGGCACGTTGAGCCCTCGTCAAGACGCTGGACCCGACGTTCAACCTAGCCCTTGGTCCGAGCGGGGGGCAGTCTTACCGCCGGGCCCTCGAGGGCCACGGAGCCATTGACCGCCCGGTGAGATAGCCGAGCGGGCCTTGGCAGCGGCTAAGGTGACTAATCCGAACAAAGCTGGCGGACCTGACCGGGTCGATCTCGGGCAGTCTGCGGAACCACAAGCGCAAAGGCGTGGAACGGACCAATGGG